GCCATCTGCTGCATACATTCAGAATAGAGATGACCGTTACCAGATACGGTGAACAGGTCTTTTATCTCCTTCATGGTCTCGTCTATCTGCTTCTTGGCTAGCGCAGCGGCGATCACATCTTTCTCGCTCAACTTGCCTTCATTTTGGGCGCGTTGCAGTTGCACTTGAGCACTTCCCAGCGAGGATACAAACCCAGCAATGCTCTGGATATCATTCGTGGATTCGGCCACGGACTTTATCGCCGACGTTGCAGCGTTAACCCCAGCAATAATCGCTGAGATCTCCGCTATCACTGGAGATGACTCACCACAACAGTGACAACACCCGTCACAGCAGAAGCAACTACAAGCCACGCCAGCTTCTCCCACCGCAGAGCGTGGGCATCAGTAGCCTTGCGCAGTTCTCGAAGCTCCACCAGAGCCTCTCCCCACCGCTGAGCACATTCTTGCTCGTGCTTAGCGATCTTCTCTAGGGCTTGCTCTGCTCTATCGCTCACCACGGCACCCCATCAGCGGTTGTAGGGTTCTTCTGCTCTTCAATGCTGGCAGTGAGGGAGGCTTCAATGGCATCAACGTCCAACTCACCTTGCACCCAGCCAATGACATCAGCTTCAGTCAGGTCATCGTAGGCGATGTATCCTTCAGAGGAGGGGTCTGGGGTAAAGCCACAGGTTCCGTAGGATGAAGCACTGTATGTCTCCTCCCCCACAGTTTCTTCTTCAGTGACCCGCCAGTGAGCAACGATAACGCCTCCAGCCAAGTCACCCTGCAAGTCTCGTTCTAAAGTTCCAATAGTCCATGTAGCCATTTTAGTTCTCCTAATTACCCGCAGTACAAAACAACAGGAACTACATAGCTCCCGTCTGCGTGTGTTTCTTTGATTGTTGTTGAAGTTACCTTTCCAATAGTTTTGCTTCTTATGATGTCATCAGACTGAACCTTTGCGGTTCCATCACCATTACTTGTGAGCAAATCACCTATAGCAATAGTTGCAGAGCTATTAATACGGCACCAACTAGCGCCGACAGCCGCTATAGTTTCTCCGCTACTTTCCATTGGCCCTAACCAAACTCCATAAACCGCAGAGCTTTCTGAAGTAGTTGAAATTTGTGTTTTAGTGAGTCGATGCTGTGCTGTGTAGAGATTTTCAACAAGATCGCCAGTGGCTTCCATTACCGTACCAAAAAGCATCCCAGTATCAGCAGTTTCACTGTAGTGACTACCCATAAATGGGTTATATGAGACTGTTGAGCCAGAAACAGAAATACTACCTACGGCTGTCGTATCACGGTAAAACGACACCAAGTCACCATCGCTACTCTTGCGGTTGATTAAGACTGGCGTTCCTGCGCGTGTGACAAACAGCCGGTCGTTTGACCCATCAATTTCAATGCCAGCGGTGTTGTAGTCAGGTGCAGTCTTCCCCACCAAAAGATTACCGCTGACAATGCGCATTGCCTCCTGGTTTCCATTGACCCTAAACTGCATATTATTTGTGGCGTGTTCGTAACGTATTTCACCAGTATCGCCATCCTCTGGATCAGCAAACTCAATATAAGAAATATTGGCGTTCCCAGCAGTAATACGGACACGACTATCGTTAGCGCCAGTAGCTTCAACATTAAGGACAGTCGATCCTGCACTTGACAAATGTAACAAAGCGTTAGGCGAACTAGCACCAATACCAACATTCCCTGATGAGTCTATGCGGAGGCGTTCTATTGCACGCTCACCTTCTGGAGAGCTACCAGTTGCTCCTGTAGCAAAGACCATAGTGCCGCCTGCTCCAAGAGAATCTGCGGCTCTAGTTTCAATATATCCTGTAACATTTGGCCCTTTACCAGACGGGTCGTTTGAGAAAAACTCTAAAGCACCTACTACTTGTTCTGCTGAAAGACTTGTATCAGTGTTTTCTAATCTCAAAGTAGGGGCGGCGGAATTTTTTATGCTTACTAAGCCTGTTGAACCTATGCGGAGGCGTTCTGTAGTGCCGTTAGTACCGCCACTGAAAATTAGGTTCTTGCTGTTCGTAACTCTAATCTTGGCATCAGTGTCCTGCTCTACATAGAACTGAGCAACACCGGTTTCTTTAAGAACTATTCCTGCTGCGCCAGACCGCCTAATTTCAAGTGCGTTGCTACCTATGGAACTTTCGCCAATACCCACATTGCCTGATGAGTCGATGCGGATACGTTCTGTAGAGCCACCGGTACCTAGAATGGTATGTGTCCCGACTGCACCTATAAAAGCACCTCCGGAAGAACCACTATCTTTTACAACAACATATGCGTTTGCATCACCACTGCTTTGAAAAGTCGCTACTGTATCTACTGTACCTGAGTCAACAGTCAGCCCATCCATCGTGGCTGTGCCAGTTACGTCTATGCCTGTGGAGGTTGTGGCTAGTTTGGCTGAGTTGTTATGATAAAGAGTTGCCGCACCTGTTGGATTAAACTGTGCAGAATAAGAAGTAAAAGATGGGTCAGTAATTTGAACAGTCGTTGCTCCTTGCAAACGCAAGTTGCCTGTTCCGTTATCTTTAATATAGCTATGACTACCATCATGATAAATCTGTAGGTCAGAGCCAGCACCAAAGATGGCCTTGTCATTGTCGCCGAAGGATATGTTGGCAGTCGTTGAGATGGCATTGGTGATAGACCAGTTGGAACCATCCACCCGCGCAAGCTCAAATCCAGAAGCCGTGGAGCCGTCATGGACGTGTAGGCTATCGTTTGTGGTGTTGACCGACACTTCCCCTTCCGCACCCGTAAATGATGAATGCTCGGACTGTGTCCCTCTCCGCATTTGTAGTTGAGTAGCCATCTAGTTCTCCAGTGTGGGCCAGTCTTCCTCTTGAAGCTCAGGCCAGTTTTCGTGCGTTGTTAGGTCGCGTAGGGCTTGCCGATATGCTCTGTATTTTAGCTGATCCGCGTCTGAGAGGGGCGAGTCATTTGCCTGAGTCCAGTCTGTTCTCTGTAACTCCTCGTCTCTCTTGGAGCGGTTTATCTCTTCATGGGGAATGATTATAGGTTCATTTAAACCAATGGTTACCATCATCGGGCTAGAGCCTCCGCTGATATGAAGTTATTGCCCCAAGAGGGTGTGCCGCCCATCAAATACTGGTAGCCGTATAGTTTGACGTATACGGTGCTCCCGCCCCTTATGCTTATGGAGTTAGGCATTCTGAACAATCCCAAAGAGCTTATCTGAGTGCCGAATATGACTGGATAATGGTTGTCATCGCCTGATCGCGTTCCATTTATATCGTATGAGTCACCAAGCGAATTGGTGCGCTGGATATGCCCCGTAATCATTGACGCCGCGTTGATATTTGAATAAGTACCAGAGGCGAAGGCTTCTAGGTTTATCACATATTCCAATGTGTCTGACGTTGTCAGCGGGGTGGTAAAGGTGATGCTGGCAAGCTCTTGCAGCGTGTAGCTTGAATACTTGTGATAAGGCGTACTGGTCAGGAAGTTATTAAAGGTTACGGGAAACTGGGTCGCGCTAACTCCAGCTAGGTAATCGCTTTTGATGGTTCCCAGAGCGTTGAGCTTAATCTGGTCTGAATCGACGCCTGAGCTTTTGATGAGTAGGTTGCCAGAGCCATCAGTGTCTAGCGTGACGTTATCAATCCGCACCACATCGGCACGAATGTCACCAGCAGTAATAGTCCCGACATCAGCAGAGATCGCCGCTAGATTCGCCACGTTTATCTTGGCAGCCGTCACGGCATTGCTCGCAATGGAGTCAGTTTCGATAGCTGAAGCGGCAATCTTGCCAGCAGTGATAGCATCCGCCGCGATGTTGTTAGCTTCTACGAACTCAAAGTTAGCAACCGCAGCATCAATAGCCGCCGCAGTGATGGCAGAGGTTTGGATAGCACCAATGACCGCAGAATCGGCAAAGACCTCTGAAACATTCAGTTTGGCTGCTGTTACGGCTCCCGCTTCGAGCTTGGTGGTCGAGATGGCACCAGCCTGAATCTTGCCAGCAGTGACCGCGTTTGTGGCGATGTTCCCCGCTAGGATCTGGTCATCAAGGTCAGCAGCAGATATAGCCTTAGTCCACTGCGTCCCCGTGTAACGGTACATCTTGTCATTGTCAGTGGTCAGGATAACTACCCGCCCCTCTGTCAAATCAGTAGTGGGGAGAGCGCTCACGATTTCTACGGGTCGCAGGTCTGTGGCGAAGTTTTCAGCCGCCAACTCACCGTCTAGGTCTACAGCGTCTATCAGCGTGGTGAACTCAGGCACCGCTGAGTCATAGCGGTAGAGCTTGGCATCCGTCGTTAGGAACAGCACCGAAGGCCCAGTGTACCCCGTGGGAGACGGTAACGTGTTAACAGCGGAGATGGGTTCAACACCGGAGGCAAAAGAGGCCGCAGTGATGGAACCGGGGTCAACAGATGACGCGGTAAACAGTTGGTCTGTCCACACAGAACCAGTCCAAACGTAAAGCTCATTGGTCGTGGTTAATAGCTTAACCTGCCCAATGTGATCCCCCACCACACCAGTCAGGGTAGATACCGGCTCAATGCCGAATGCGTCACCCTCAGCGAACAGGTCTATAACTGATTGAGCTAAGTCATCAGGAACAATCTTAACTGTGGTTGCGTTGAAAGAGGCGCTGAACGGCGACAGGTTCCCAGAGCGGTCAGCAGAGCGGAACCAGTAGTATCTGGTCACGTCATTGCCCAGACCCGTTACTGTGTGCTGGTCTGACTTGGTTTTGACAATCAGTGTGGATGATGCGCGGTTGTTTGTCGTAGCCTCGAAGATTTCCACATAGGCTAGGTCACTGTCAGATGGCAACTCATAGTCCAGCTTAATCTGCTGGATGCCACCAGTGGCAACAATGCTGCCCGGAATGGCTGGCGCGGTCTGATCGCCTTGGAGCACGATTGTATCGGTGATGAAACCAGAGACTTTGCCGGTAAACGTGACTGCGCGAACCTTGAACGTGAACTCTTCTAGTTCCTTCATTCCAGAAACTAAAGTGCTGTCTCCGCGCATAGACAAACTGGCGAACTCATCATCCGCGCCAGTAACCGGCTCGCTCACTCCCCCATAGTTCAGTTCTAGGGTGGTGGCATTAGCAATTGAACTGTAGTCGATGGTGGCCGTATATGAGTTGGCAACAGCGCCATAGTCGATTTCATTCTGTGAAGTTTGCTTGAACTGGACCTCGTAGTAGTCCACATACGTTGCAGGATCTGGGGCCGTCCATGACACACGAACAGCAGGCAGAACG